CATCCGTGTATGCTAACATAATGCTCATATTGTGAGATTTGTTGTGCTGTTTGTGAACCAATGAGTGAATCATCAGTACCATTATGTGCAACTAGATAGATGTTTCCAGGTTGTGAAGTTGGTTGTGTTGGAACATAGTGTAATGAGAACGAGTTGAGTCTCCATCTTTGATAGAGGGCAGCCATTGTTTGTACTCTAGCTCCGAAAATTGATGAGCTGGCAGTTGGTGATAATCTCACTACTCCTGCTACTGTAAATGCCACGCTACCTGGATAATTAAATCCAGATGTGTACATAGCTGAACCTTGCACATTTGTCACTTTCACACCATTCTTGGTCACATTTTCATGCAATCTGATTGGTGGATTTGTGTATGTAGTGCTGTATGCTGAAGGTTGCTGTGTTGTTTCAAGTACCGGCATTTGTTTGGATAATTCATTAACCAATTTTCTGTTCTCGTCTTTAATTTGAACATTTTTGTCCACGACAATTTTCTCTTTATCGACTATATTGGATAAGTCTTTCACCACATTTGATCCAGTGTCAATCACTTTCATGATTGTTTGGGGAATTTTTGCTATTGCGACTGGATTCCCTGTGATGGAGCCGTAGGTGGTATCTAATACATCTAAACCTGTACTCATAATATCTGTGATTGTGTTACTGGTTCCGACTTTACCACTTTTGGCAACTTTTGTCAACATTTTAGAAGGCTTGACTTTCTTCTTGATGGTTTTTTTGTTTTTGAAATGGTTTTGATCCTTTCTTGGTTGGGGTTGTTTTGGTTTTCATCCCAAACTGCTCTTAAAGTCCCAACTGTACTTTCATCAAATTTCTTTTCAAGTAATATCTGATCCTCTGGAGTTACACCAAATGCGACCCAGAAGCTATAACGAGTGTCATCGGTTACTTGACGACCAACATATTTCATACCATGTTGCATACGCCAAAAACCACTGTCATAGACACTTGCGATGTTCTTGTTTAGTTTCCTCTGACCTGCTCCTCGACCTAAATAGTCGTAAAACTTGTTAAACACAGGTAAACCATCTGTGAGGTGTTTCCCACCTAGGGAGACCACGTGTCTCCAATCTTTGAAATCATCATTTTTCTTAAATGCAGTGAGGCAAATTTGGTCTTTGCTTAATGCTGCTACTGGATCTCTGCACATTACATATTGATCACCTCTATTAACTGGTGATGTTTGACAGAAAAACACATGCTCCAATGTGTGCACTATGTTTTCTGTTGCAGATTGGAATCCGTAAGCCAACACGAAAGTTCCGAAATTTGCTTTAATGAATTCGATGTCCT